TAGTTATTTTCTTTTTCGTTCTGCTGCCGCTACAGTCAGTTTAGTTTCGATTTCGATTTCACGCTGATTAGCGATAATATTAGCGGTCAACCTGCGATAACTATCAGATTGTTCAGCATTAAATTTAACAGTACCAGAGGTAAGTTCACTCAGTTGTTTTCGTTGATCATCAGACAACCTACGAACAGCACCGGAGTACTTTTCAGCATTAACCAACAGGTCACGAAATGCGTCCGAGGATGTTCCGTTAAAATCCTGAATAGCATTTCCGGCATCAGCAAAATCTTCATCGGCACCTTTGAATAGTTTGTCCTGTGACTTACGAAGGTTCTCAATGTTCTTATCGAACTGTCTGCCGGAAGTGCTGAAGAAATTAATAAACTCAAAATATTGTATTCTGAACTCAAGCAATCCAGCAGCAGCAAGTTGAATAGTCCCAGTGATTAAATTCATGCCGACCCTGAAACCGTCAACAGCACCTTTAATTAAATCAAAATCACCACCGAGATTTATCAGCGAAGAACTAACTTCACCTAAAGCAACTGCCATTTCGACCAGTTCGCCACCGAGGTCAACCAGGTATTCCATCATCACCGTGACTGCTTCAGCGTTTTCGTCGATCAGTTTTGTGAAATTTCTTAATGCTTCATCGGTTTCATCAGAATATGCCTGACCGACTTTCTGTTCGAGCGAAGTAAACGTGTTGATTAATCGTTTAACAGTTGAATCCTGACTGGCATACGCTTTCGATGCTTCAACAATGTGAGCATTTGCTAACACTGATGCACGATCCGCGTTTTCAACATTACGTGCCAATCGATCTACGTTATTCGCCAATGCGTCGAAAACCTGAATACTCTCACCGGCAGTGATCCCGAATTGCTCCAGGGTGTTCTGGGTGGTACCACCATTCTCACGAACCTTTGCTAAACCAGCAATGAAATCATTCAGTATCTTCTCTGGTGCATCACCGAGGTTCTTTTTAAGGTCAGCAGCAGTTTGACCGGTAATCAATGATAGTTGTTCTAACTCTGCACCACCATTCAACACAGCGTTCTGAATCGTCGATGAGAGGCGCGTAAAAGCCGACCTTGACCGTTCGCCAGTTTGACCGAGTTCTTTGAGTGTAGCACCGTATGCTGCAGCGACAGTTGACCCTAAACCAATTGCTGTTGTACCGGTTACAATCTCCTTCGTCATGTTGACGATTTCTGACTCAGTTGTTGCAGTAGTGTTACCGAGTTCGACAACTGCTGATGCCAAGTTATCGATTGATGGAACACCTTCTTTAGTCATCGTCAGGATACGTGTCAGCAGTGTTGCCGCTTCATCACCAGCAAGATCGGTAGATACGTTTAACGCATCTGCTGCTGCCACCATCTGCAAGATACTATCACTACCTTCAACACCGAGTTGACCGGCAACTTCAGCGTAGTGCAGCAGTTCAGTGGTTGCTGTAGGGGTTACTTCAGTTGCCAGAGCGCGTAACTCATCGGTCATCAGCAATAACTGCTCACGAGCTAAATCTGTAGTCTTCTGCACTTTAATCTGTGCAGCTTCGAGTTCACCGTGACCTTTAACCGCTTCCGTTATAGCTGATGTAGCCTTCTGTGCGAAAATCCATGCAGTGTATGCCTGAGCAACCCTTCGCGTAGCTTTGGTTAACAAATCCGTACTACGTGTTTTCTTTTCAATCTGGTTGTCTGCGATCAATGCAGCATTCGATGCTTTAACCTGACCTTCGGTTAATTTAAGCTGTGAACGTAATGCTGCTTCACTGCGAATGTAATCACCTTTAGTGATCGTTCCTTTTTTTAATTCTTCGTGAAGCTTACTCAATTCGGCTTCATAGGTTTTGATTCCAGTTGTCACCCTGGATCGTTCTTTGACTAAATCTGATTCTGATTTAGCTTGTTTAGCTTGTTCGGCACGTTTCTTTTTTAATAACTCAGTTTCCTTGTTTAATTGTGCTGTTCGTTCCTTCGCTATTCTTTCGTTTATCGCAGCAGTTTCCTGCACTGCAATTTTTTCTTCGTTGGCGCGTTCGATTAATTTCTTCTTTTCAAGATAGATTTCCTTGAGTGTCGCAGCTTCAGTTTTATAATTATTTTGTGCTGTTTTAATAGCAGCTTGAGTTGCTTTAATTTTAGCAGCGTAATCTGACTCAGCAGTAGCCGCAGAACGCTGACTGATGCTTAAGTTCTTAAGAGTTGCGGTAGCTTTAACCAACTCATTGTTTCTTTTATTCAATTCGGTTCGTGATTGCTTCAACTCAATATTCTGAGCTTTAACAGCAGCACGTTCTTCGTCGGTGGCGTTTTTGTTTTCTTTTAATGCTTTAGTTGATTTTTCATACTCAACTTCTGCTGCAGCGAGGTTAGTTTTTAATTGTTTTACTTCACTCTGCAATTGAGAAAACGACTGTATCGCTGATTGTTCAATCTTTAACTGCTGCAGTTGTTTTTCAGCTTTCTCAGCAACCTTCCCTAAATCCTCGACTTCTTTCGATACCTGATTAAGTTCATCGGAAGAAAGGTTTTTTGCGTCAATTATTAGATTGACGATTTCATCATTATCAGCCATTTTAAATTCTCCAAAAAAAAGGGGTCACACTAGGTAACCCCTTTCCTCGATACTTGAAAGTTACCTTCTTGAATTACTGGTTCATCTGAATCTTGAAGAACTTACTCAGACCAGCACCAGTAACAGTAGCATCTTTCAGGATGTCAAATGTCATCGGCAGGGTTGCAAATTCATCAGTGATCAAATCCAGTGCCTGTGAAGGGTTGATTTTAACACGATGAATAGTAACCAGAACAGGTTTTCCAGAGTCAGCTTCATTCAGACCATCGAACACCATTTTGTATTCCAGGCCAGAAGCAGTCAATGCCTCAAGTCGGATTTCATCCGCACTGGTGTATGTCACCTCAATTGCACCAGCAGCAACCATGATCACACCGTTGTTCTTCAGTTCGTAGTCGGTTCCAGCCACTTTCACCGGAGTACCACCTGTGCCAGTAACAACTGGAGCAACAGTAGTGTCACGAATGAAGTTCAGCGGAGTTAATGCACCAGCAATCGCAGTGTGAGCTTCGGAAGTCTGAATGGCACCAGCAACCAACGTAACCAGCCCACGTAATGCTTTCGCCAGATTGTCACCGGAGATGTCCAGAGAAGTAATACTGCCGGTAACAGAGTCGATACGAGACACAGTGTTAACAACAGCACCACCAGCATCTTCATAATCCTTCTGTTCTTTTTTGTCTTCGTTCAATGCCATGTTCAGTTCAGAGCAGTTGCCGATAGACAGCAAGCCAGTGCTACCACCGATTTGCTCAAGGTAAACGGTACCTTTTCCGATAAATGATTTATTCATATTACGATCCTCTCGATTAAATTAAATTAAAACTTTTCATAACTTTCGCTTGCGCAACAGTGACAACAAGATTATCACCTTTTGTTTTTGGTACACCAGCAAAATTACAATCTTCCAGTAGCACGACATCGATTTCGTCAGTGTCTGCTGGGACTCTGGATGTACTACCAGTGTGTGACTGTTTATCTTTCTTCATCGTCGTTCCCCACAATGTAATAAATCATGTCTTCAGGGATAGCCAGCCATTTTTCACCATCTGGTGCTTCTGGTACACCGGTACCTGACTTACCCTTCGGAATACGAACCCTCATCCCTACTTTAAGGAAAGGTGGTCTTTGCTCACCGTTTCTCCAAAACGAAACCTTATTCGGTACCACCACTTCTGCCAGAGTTGATTGCTCGACAGCAGAACCAGGGATGATTATCGATCCGATTTTTTCTTCTGTTGGGATTATTTTGACAATTACGTTGTCATCAATTGGTGTTAATTTCATTTATAAAACCTCGACATAACTTATTGTAATATCCAGCTCAAAAAACGCATATTGGTCTTGTGAATCCGGTAGTTTAAAAACAGCAGTACCAAACTCTAATTTGGTTAGTGCTGCAGGGTTATCGTGGTTATTCACAATTAAAGCTTTGCGTACAGCAAATAACAACGAATCCAAGTTAGAGTTAACCAATGTGCGATCTACGACACTGACTGCTCCGATCAACCGCATAACTCTTGAATTTTTAAGTTTTACTTTACCTGACTGAGAGGTAGTCTCATCGGTAATTGGCGCAAAAGAAATAGCTGGAAATGTAACAGGGTTATTTGAGTTGAGTAAATCGTTTGCGTAATGAATCATGTACCCTGGCAACACGCTTACACCAACGATGTTGTTTAATGGAGTCTCGATGCTCTCAGTGATGATTCCAGTGATAATTGTCATCTGTCTAACCTGTTAAAATCTTTCAAAAATTCACCACGCATGAACTTGGTCAGTTGTGGTTGAATATCCTCTCTCACACTTTTAAATAATTGATTAATGCTCCTTGAGTGCAGCGGGGTTCTACCGTAAGGTTTATTCGCAGCACGTTTTTCAAGATTAAACAATTTCTTCCGTTTCTTCGGTGTGGCACCGGCACCTTTACTTAACGCTTTAGTAAAGGCTTCCATTGCGTCTTTATTGAATAACCCGATTACCATTTCACCGGAACCTTTCAACCTAACCATCCTGGCACCAACGATATTTAACGCTGCACCGGCTTTATTTACTCTAACACTAGCACCAGATGGTGTTAAACTATACGGGAACCTTTCCAGTAAAGTACCACGTTCTTCACCAGAAACAATCGCAGTCAGACTGGTTTCCTGTGCGCGTTTGCGAACATTGATTCTCTGTTTAACGTATGAAGGGTCTAAATTAACTTCACCAACGATTTCAGTAACAGACTCATTTTTAGCAAAGGTTGCTGATTTATTTAAAACCAGTGCCAACGCTTTATTGACGATTTTATCCTTGCCACGAATTCTTCTACTCAAATCCTTAATTTGATCGACGGTATAAATCATCTGATCTTCACCACATCAACATACCACTTCGCCTGGGTATCTTTAACCAACTGGTTGATTCTCCAAGTTTCATTGCAGTCATCGGTAAATTCATCACCAGTGATAACTTTCGGTATTTCTGTTTTCAGGATCGAAGCTTGAACTCGATACCCAGCCAGAACTCCGTATTCATTTTGTATCGGTTGATTCTTATCAACGACAATATGAATATTCTTAACAGTGTCACCGTTGAATCTTTTATAAACGCAAGGTGCGCCAAGGATTGAATTAACAACCCCAGACGCATCTTGCATCAATTGAGTGAACTCACTCATCGATTACGATACAGCACCAGCAATCGAGGCTGACTGAATGATCTTAACTGGAACAGTCAGAACACCATTACCGGCAGCTTCTGTTGCAATACCGAACAGGAAGTTTGCAGTCGCAGTAGTGGTAACTTCTTCACCAGCAGCAAGAACGTAAACCTTCGCACCCTGAGTGATTACGTTAGCAGAAGTTTTCGGGATGTCGAAAACGCCTTCGGTTGCCAGTTCGCAAGGTTCACCGATAGCAGCATTGTGAGTAGCCACACCACGAAGATCACCGACCTTGTATGGTAAACCAGCAGTCATCGCAACCAGTGCAGTGACAGTAATTACCGCACCATTTTGTACAAAATTTTTCATAGTAAAATATCCTCTAAATTAAAATTTAAAACCAGGGTGCTACCGGAGCAGCACCGAGGTTATTGGTTTCGGATTATGCAGCACCGGTAGCTTTTTGCATACCACGATAATCAACCAGGCCAGCACCGAAATCCTTACGGACTTTAACTTCCATTCCATCAATGTCAGTTTGAGTGTTGGTTTCGGTGTACATTTCTTCTTCACCAGCAAGATACGCATACTCGAAGGTATCAACCATCTTCGAGAAGGTGTACCAGGCTGTTGTGGAAATGGCACTCAGACGAGGTTCAACACGATGACGCAAGGTGTTTTGAAACGGGTTAGTGTTACCGGAAACTGCTGCCAGAATGTTCTGCACCAGAATCTTTTCAACAGTCGTTTCAATGTCTTCAGGAATAACCAACTCACCGAATGTCAGGTTCATGAAATTGTTATCCAGAGTCTTAGTCTTACGACCCAGCTTACGCGCATCAGACAGAGCAGTTTCACTGAATGCGGAACCGGTAGTCAACAGGTTTCCATGAGTGGCATGAAACAACGGCAAACCGTCATTCATCAGAATGTTGTCAGCAGTATTCGTGAAGAAGTTATAGTTCAGGATCAGACCCCAAACAATATTCGACTCCAAACGAGAACCGGCAGCACCAAACATCTGAGGAACACGATCCAGAGCAGACATATCATCATTGATCAGCATCTTTCTGGTGAAACCGATTTTACGTGCGAATGTAGCAATCGCGTATTTCTCTTTGCCTTCTGAGAAAGTACCAGCTTTGTATTCACCATGTTCACCGAGAGGCAACAGATTCGGTGCATCACCCAGGGAATAAGTGTGTTTGTCACGGAAGTCATTCACAGTAGTCCGACGACCCAAGTCACGGAAAGTTTGTGGTGTTTCCATGTATGCGGCCTGGAGATTTTTGTTCATGACGTTTTCCAGAATCAGAGGGAAATCTGAAGTTGAATGAAACGCACGTTCTGCAATTTTCTGACGCGACATCATGCGAGTATTCACACCGGAAGCATCCAGGAAATCACGAGCCATATCCAGCAGAGTCATGTTGTTGAATTCACGAATCTGCGGAGTCAGTTCGACTGTTGTTCCACAACGATGAATCAACGATGACTCAGCAGCAGTACGGGTTGCTTCTTTTTTGTCAGAACGATCTTCACCGTGAGTAACCGGTTTATTTCGGATGATGTTTTTCGAGTCAGCGACACCGAGTTCGTTGATCACTGCTGCGCGAAAATTATCAACAGAAGTGCCTTCGTTGAATGCGCGAATAGCGAAATCGTCAGTCAGACCGGCAGTACGAACTGCATCCAACATCGGTTGAAGTTGACCACGTTCTGCGGTACGAACAGCAGCAGGATCGACTACCGGAGCAGCAGGAGCAGCAGGAGCAGCAGGAGCCGCAGAAC